ACAAGGCTAGTACGCCACTGAGCATATCACCAGGCAACTGATACGCATGTTCAAACTCATTGAGCGGTGGTGTAGATAGCTGTGATAACTGTACTTTCTTAACATTCCAAGTCCAGTGATAGGTAGATAACAAAGTATCTCTCAAGTCAGGATATAATCTGTCACACGCTTGCGCTGCATCAGTACCCTCAGTGAAAGAGGATATTGGCGAAGCACCCATCAAGATCAGGGCATCTGAGCAAACCGATAAGTCTGTATCACCTGCGGCCATTAGCTTTCCTTACTAAAGTTAGCTACCCATTTCTGTTTGCCTTCGTTGTAATGCTTATTACCACTATAGATATATCCCTGTAGCTTTTTTTGAGCAATAGCAACATCTATTTCAGACTCTGTTTGTGTTATTACAACTGCATATTCATTCATGTTAAACCTCTACTACTGATATTTTATCAACGTGTATTGTCGTTGTGTTGAATGTTAATATAACCATTCTGATATAAAAACCACCTCTAGTATCCAATGTGCTATTATTTATGGTTACTGCTGGTATTTCAAAATCCTGAAAACTAGTAGTAACATTTGTAGCAACTGCAAAACGTGTTGTGCTTTGACCTGAGTGATTAAAATAACCAAATTGACAATCTACGCCAAATGGTGCATCACCGCTGTATTTCATTCTGATAACTATTTTGTCATTTGATATTGTCGGTGAATTGCTACTAGTAACTTCACCATATGCAGTAGAAAAATTAACTGAATCGTTGTAATTATTTATATCGTTTGAATTAAATTTTTCCGAACCACTTGTAACTGGGTAGCCAGTACCTGTATTACTTTCAGCCCAACCAAACAGTAAAGAATAGTCATCTAAGCTAAAAACACCTAATGTTGCGCTAACTTCATTTCCATCATCTGCCGTTAAGACATTAGCGTTTGATTCGCCTGTATAATCATTTGGGTAAGCATCGGTTTCTTGGTCTACAAGAACATAGCTTGGCGGTAGCTCATTAAAATTAGCTGGAAAATCAGACCATTGTGTAGGTACTGAATCACCAGCAATAACCTGTCTCAAGCCAGATAATGATGTTCCAAGATTAATTTGCATGACTGCTCCTAGAACAGTGCGTGTATATTTGTAGCGTCAGTACCTGTTGCGAAAATTTGCTGTACTTGTATTGGCAGGATAGAACCAGCTAATACACCCTCTAGTGTAAGCGTTGTTCCAGAAGCCATTGTCACTTTCAAATTTCCTGCACCACCGACATACACCGCCCTGGTCGCTGGTATAGTTCCTGTAAAACCAGAGATTGTCGATCCATCGACATACAAGGTATCGCTTTGAGCATCTTCTTTAGCATGAGTAGCACTAAAGGTTTTCTCCGAAAATTGATCTTTGAAAGGCATTGTTTACTCCAAGTAAAAAGGGGCGACCTGAGCCGCCCCCATATTACACTTAGTCTCCGTCAGTGTTTGCCAAAGTAGTACCATCGTTGACATCAACGACACCACTAGCATTTGTCAATACATAAACGATTGTAAGCACTTGTGTACCACCAGTAGAACTACGAACGAAAATCACATCACCTGCTGCAAGGGTGTCTGATAGATCGTTGAAGTAGCCTTCTGTATTTACTGTTGCGATGGTATCAGTAGTAGAGTAAGAATAGATGCTTGGAGCATTTCCCTTCTTACTTGCACCGATAGTCGCAAAACCAACTGAACTAAAAGCCATAATTTACTCCTTATGATTCACGACAAGTAATTTTAACAATACCATCACTATCTATTGCAACAGCACCTGCTGAGAACATTGAACTAACCAAGAAAGATGTTTTTTCTGGGATGTAGTTCACTTCGGTCTTTTGAGCAATAGACTCAGCATAGCCGAGTGCATCACGATGATAAGCGAAAACAGTTCGATCATTTGAACCATCTTTTGCTAAACCACCCTCGTCACGATCACCCATGACGATGATGTCAAAGCCCAAGAACGTGTTGATCTCACCGCGAACTAATGCTTGAACAGAGTTGAAGTCTGTACTTGTTACTTGAGTTGTGCCAAGTAATGAGTCCAACTGCTCTGCGTGCATGACAAGTGTACGACCTTCTGCTGGCACATTCTTGGTATTCAAGATGCGTGCAGTCTCTCGTAGCTTCTCGATGTTCATATCTGTATTCGATCCACCAATGCTGTTAGCAACAGTACCTGTGCTGGTTGCAGCAGTAAGAGCATCGAGACAAACTTGATCTGAACGTCTTGCGATAGACTTAGAAACAACTTCTACCAACTCTCTACGCTCATCAAAATTAACGTGTGATTGCTGGAAAATGTCACTGTACTCTGCCGCGATGAAATCGGACATTGTTGCAGTCACTTGTGAATAAGTCACATTTAGAGGTGTGATGTCTGTTTGTGGGACACGAACAGTTGCTACACCTTTACCGATTTTAGGGAACTTTACAGTGTTACCCTGAACACCAGTACGCGAACGCATTGTTCCACGCAATAGTGCCTCTGATTGATACGCTTGCTTTACCTCACTTTCAAACAGGTCAACAAACGCTGTAGTAATACTTTGCGCCATAACGCATCTCCTATAGTAAAAAGATTAACGATGTAACGCGATTTGTTATCCTGTTGAGGGCAATTCGCTTGCATGGAAAGGCCACGCCACCTATGGTTTCACCACATAGTCGGGCCACAAGGGTTAGCCAACAAGCGAATGCTATCTAATTTTTAACCTGGTTGCAAATTATACTTGCGATTCCATCCACAGTTTTTCAATCCTGCTGCGCCAGGCTGGATCAGTTTGCCATCGCGGATCATTGATATGGCTCTCAAGTTCTTCCCTGGTGATGTTTGGCATCTGCGGTTGCGGTCTAGCAGGTATACCCTCATTGGTGATCGACTGGTGATACTTCAAGAACGCATTGATTGAATCTGCTGTTGTCAGATTATTCGCTATCGCTTCTCGCTCTGCGTCTGATAGGGGGGCTTTCATCAAAAGACGATCAGCCATCTCTATTTTTTGTTGAGCATTTTCACCCAGCTTTTGTATTTCCGCGTTGCGGTCATACTCCATTCGTTCAGTTTCAGCTCCATAGAAATCCATATATTGCTGAACCATTCCCTCAAAGGCTGACTGGCTGATGCCATTGTCTTTAGCCCATTCTGAAAACGAATTGAGCATAGGATCATCTGCTTCGATGCCCAGTTCTGTAAACGTGCTAGTGTCATAATCTCCCTCTGGTGCTTTGTGTTTGCCAGACTTGAACTTCTTTTCAAGCTCGGCATAAGATTTAGCCAGTTTCTCAACGTCAGGGCCATCATCATCCCAGAACTTTTCTGGGTAGTATTCAGGCCGTTCAATCGGATCATCATCTATCTCTTGGTCTGTAGTCGTTAAAGGATCAGGTTCTGATTCCTCATGGACTGCAATCGGTTGTTCTACCTGGGTTTCTGGTGTTTCTTCTGATGCGCGACTTGGATCAATGATCGGTGCATCGTTCTCTACTTCTGTTTCTACTGCTGCGTTTTCGTCAGACATTTTCACTCCTTTCTAATCGTTTCTGTATCATTCTCACCATATCGGCCATGCCCTCTCGAACATAACCATATGAAGCATCCTCGCCTGGATACCAGCTAGGAAGCTCTATTGTGATTGATTTCATATGCGATAAGACTCTCTGGCCTTCTTCACTTTTGAATACTTTGGCATAAAGAATATCAGTATCATCTGCCTTTACGCCTTCATTAGGTTGTGGATCGAAATAATCCCAGTCATCATTCGTCATACAATTTCCTCAGTTGGTTGGACTTGTTCCTGCATTTGCGCTTGCATTTGAGCCTGTTGCATCTGTTGCAGTATCATCTGCACTTCTTCTGGACTGTTCAGGACATTCTGGTCGATCCCTAGTCGCTGCGCGATAAACTCTAGTATTCTTGGAATGGACAATGTTGCCTGGCCTTGTGCGCCCATCTGACCTGCAATCTGCACATACTGCATCAGGTCATTCACCTCTTGCAGTTTCTGTGCTTGAGCTAGTGGACTTACTGCTGCCAGCTTTATTTCTTGCCCATTGATCTTGGCTGGGAAGTCCACAACACCCTGCTGATCGAGAACGAACATGATTCGAGATACAATCGGTAGCATTGTCTCAGTAATCAATCGACCAAACGCTGAACCCAGATTAGTGGCAAGTTCTCTGGTACGCTCGGCAATCTCTGTAGCTGATCGTGCGCTCATGTTATCTGGTGGTAATGTGTCATCCATCATGATCTTTTTGATATTCATGCGTAGATCATTGATAACGATCTGACTGACGTTGAAGTCACCTGCTCTTGGTAGTGGTGCAAGTGAAGCCCCTTGTGGGCCACCATTACGGGCAACTGCGATGACAGAACCTGGTTGTATCTTAATATTCTGCGGATTGAGAACACCATCATCTGCTGCGGTATAAACACCTGCAATCGCAAGGCTCGCGTTCTTCAGCAATAACTCAAGTGTTTTGTTCAGTGTTTTGATGTCGTTGATTGCTGTTACAAGTGGCCCACGACCATAGACTTCTCCAGCAACTTTCATGTATCGAGCAACAACAAATGGATTCGAGCGCATTTCTGTATGTGCTATCTCAACACGCTTTGCTGGCCAGACCACATG